GATCCGCAAGGCCGCTGGTGGCTGGTGGATTGGTGGCACGGCCAGACAACGCCAGACATCTGGATAGACCGCGCCTGTGACCTTATAGCACGCTGGCGGCCTATGCTCTGGGCGGCTGAGGCTGGTGTGATTAGGCGGGCTGTTGAGCCGTTTCTCATGCGCCGGATGCAAGAGCGCCGGACGTATTGCAGGATAGAGTGGGTTCCGTCGATTAGTGACAAACCTACACGCGCACGGTCGTTTGAGGCGCGCGCAGCAATGCAGATGGTCAACGTGCCTCGGACAGAGTGGGCAGACAAACTGCTTGATCAATTGTTGCGCTTCCCAGCAGGTAAACATGACGACGCTGTTGACGTGTGTTCTTTGATGGCACTGGCGCTTGACAGTATGCCCGCCGCTCCTTATCCTGCGGAAGAAGTAAAACCGCGCCGCGTCATGCGTTGGGACAAAGAGCCTGACGACGATTTGGACAGCTGGAGGACGCTATAGATGCCTATTACTGCAAATCATTTGCGCACGGCAATGACGGTTTCGTTTACTGGCGCAACGACTTCCGATGAAATGCCAGTGCCGCGCGGTTATTTTTTTGTTAAGATTAAAGGCGGCAGCGGCACTGTCGTGCTTGAGCGTTATGACGTAGCGCAAAACGAATGGGATATTGCAGACACTTTCACCGCTGACACCGCCAAAAACTTTTATGAGGCTATCGGCCACACGGCGCACCGCCTCCGCTGCACCACATACACAAGCGGCACCATTAAAGGCACGATTGCCGCTCCTGCCGTGCAGGTGCCCGTTTGATGAAACAGGATGATCTCGACAAGCTGTTGAAGTGGTACGATGACGCCGACGAAGCGTCATTGGACAGCCGCGAAAACTCGGAGCGGGATCGGGATTATTACGACGGCTATCAATGGACGGATGACGAAATCGAGACGATGACAAGGCGCGGGCAACCGCCGATTGTCGTTAACCGGATTCGCCGCAAAATTAACTACGTTCTGGGCTATGAACAGCGGCTGCGCACCGATCCCCGAGCAATGCCAAGGACGCCTAAGCACGAAGACGCCGCAAAAGCTGCGACCGACGCGCTGCGGTATATTGTGGAGACCAACCGTTTTGACCGCCTGAAATCATCCGTGTTTGCTAACATGGTGGTGGAAGGATTTGGCGGTTGCGAGATCAGTCTTAAGCAAGGCCGTGACGGTATCGACATCATCCTGAAGCACGTTCACTGGGATCGGCTATTTTACGATCCGCACAGCCGGGAGCGTGATTTCAGCGATGCGCGGTATGTCGGAACTGTAACGTGGATTGATGAAGCCCTGCTGCGGGCGCAATTCCCGAACAAAAAGGGCGTAATTGATAGCACTGGCCTTGGCAACAAAAGCCTTGGCGAGACATACGACGATAAGCCGCGCCGCTGGTGGACGACTGAACGCCGCGACCGCATGAAGGTGATTTCTATCTTTTATCGTGAACCGGGCAAAGGCTGGGTGCACGCAATCTTTACCGATGGCGGCTTTCTCAAAGAGCCTGAGTTGATTCCGTATCAGGATGAGGACGGCGGCAACTGGTGTCCGCTCATTATGCAATCCGCATACGTTGACCGCGATAATATGCGGTATGGAGAAGTTCGGGAGTTGATCGGGTTGCAAGACGAGATCAACAAGCGCCGTTCCAAAGCGCTGCACCTTCTCACTATGCGCCAAGTGGTGATGGAGGAAGGTTCCGTCCGTGACGTGAACGACGTGCGCCGCCAGATGTCACGCGCTGACGGTGTGGTGACTGTCGCCCCCGGCCTGCGGTTCGAAATCTTGCCCACCAACGACATGGCGCAAGGGCAATTTGAACTGTTGGCCGAGGCCAAGAACGAGATTGACCTCACTGGCGCAAACGCTGCCCTGATGGGCAAGGATCAGCTTGGATTGAGTGGCAAAGCGATTCAGGCGCAGCAACAGGGTGGCGCAACTGAGCTTCAACCCCTGATGGATGCCCTGCGCGATTGGCATCTGACAATTCTGCGCCGTTGCTGGCAGTTGGTGCGGCAATACTGGACGGAAGAACGCTGGGTGCGGGTAACGGACGACGAAAACAACTTGCGTTTTGTCGGCCTGAACAAGCCCGTTACCGCTGGTGAGATGATGCAACAGCGGTTTCAGCAACTACCGCCGGAAGAGCAGCAGGCCCGCGCCCAAGAACTGCAAATGGCACTGCAAGACCCACGTGCGCAACAGGTGGTGGAGACTGAGAACGAGGTCGCCGAGCTGGATGTGGATATTTATATCGAGGAACAGCCCGACATCATCACGCTGCAATCAGAACAGTTTGAGCAGCTGGCGCAAATGGCGGGCGCTGGTGTGCCAATTCCGCCGGATGTGCTGATTGAGGCATCCAGCCTCCGCAACAAAAAGCAATTGCTTGAAATGATGCGGCAAGGGCAAGCGCCTGACCCGCGCGCAGAAGCGGAAGCCCGCAAGATGGAATCCGAGACCATTAAAAACGAATCACAGGCGCAACTGAACCTCGCCAAGGCTGGGCAAACCCAAGTGGGCAGCCGCCTCGATGTGGCGCAGGCAATGCAGCCGCAACCGACACTCCCGCAAGGAGTTACCGCCGCCGGGTAATCGGGCGATCTGGCCGCCGCAGTACGGGCGATTTAGAGGATAAACGACCATGAGCAACGGACTTGAAAACCTTTATGAATCACTGACTGGCGCTGAAGTCGAGGCTGAAAAGCCAGAACAGGAGCCGGAACAGACCGAAGAAGTGAAGGATGAGGGCGTAAAACAGGAATCCGCGCCGCCTGCGGAATCACAAGCACTTGCAAAAGATGAGCGTTTTATCCCGATCAATGCACTTTTGGACGAGCGCGAAAAGCGTCAACGTCTTGAGGCTGAATTGGCGCAGTATAAGGCGAAAGAAGCCCAACCTGCGAAAGAGGATACCACCGAGGACGATCTTTTCAGCAATCCCGCTGAAGTTCTGAAACGGGTGCAGATGGAAGCGTATGCAGCAGCTCGCCGCGACATGATCAACATGTCTGAAGCGATTCTGTTTGAAACAAAGCCGGATGCACAGGAGAAGATCGACGCTTTTAAAGATGCGGTTCAACAAAACCCCACTCTTTATCAGCAAATGCTTCACAGTCCGAATCCTGCCGGGTTTGCCTATCAGGAAGGCTCAAAATTCCTCTCTGTGAAGTCCATGCCAACCGACATGGCTGCATATGAAAAGGAATTGCGGGCCAAAATTGAGGCAGAATTGGCAGCCAAGTACGGTCAAAAAGGCGGAAAGTTGCCTTCGTCCATCCCGACAACCTTTTCCGATGTGCCGAACGTCAAGCCGGAAACTGATGAAGCCCCGGATGCGCTCGACATTGGAGCAATTCTTAGAGCCGCCAGACGATAGGAGTCAATATGGCAGAATCACGGGCCGCGACGGGCCTAACCGTCCAACGCTGGGATAGTGCGTTTTTTACGCAATATCTCCAAGAAAACCGTTTCACCGCTTACATGGGTGATAACAACGCCAGCATTATTCAGGTCAACAAAGACCTGCGTAACGTCAAAGGGAAAACCGTTACGTTTGCACTTGCCAACAAGCTGATTGGCGCGGGTGTGACCGGCTCGGCAACCCTTGAAGGTGCTGAGGAAGATCTGCGTACCCGTTCGTTCACCGTTAACGTGAATAAACGGCGTCATGCAGTCATTGTGCCGGAAATCGAAGAGCAGTACAGCGCAATCGGCCTGCGCGATGCTGGCCGCGAAGTCCTGATGGACTGGATGATGGAAAACGTGCGGGATCGTATGATTGCTGCACTGGGTTCCATTGACGGCGTTGCTTATGGTTCTGCTACGGCTGGCCAGCGTAATACTTGGCTCACCAACAACAGTGACCGTGTGCTGTATGGTAACGCCAAGGGCAACAGCTCATCGCTGGTACATGCTACGGCTCTGGCCAACGTGGACAACACCAACGACAAACTGACGACCGCCAGTATTGACCTGATGAAGCGGATGGCTCTTGAGGCTTCGCCCAAGATTCGCCCGATTCGTGTTGGTAATGATACCCGTTCGTTCGTGCTGTTCTGCGGTACGCGCACGTTCCGGGATCTTAAGCGTGACACTGTTCTGATGCAGGCGCAGCGCGATGCTCTGCCGCGCAGCAAGGACAACCCGCTGTTCCGTGGTGGTGATCTGCTGTGGGATAATGTTGTGATCCATGAGATCGACGACATCCCGGTTTACACGGGTGTTGGTGCTGGCAGCATCGACGTTTCGCCTGTGTATTTCTGCGGTGCGCAAGCTCTGGCCTATGCCATTGCCAAGCCCACCTACACGATCACTGACGAGCGTGATTATGAGGACAAGAAGGGCGTTTCGGTCAACATCATCGACGGTGTTGAGAAGATGCGCTTTGGAACGTCTGCAACCACTGACACTGGCAATACAAAAGACAATGGTCTGTTGACCGGGTTCTTTGCCGCTGTCGCTGACGCTTAAGGAGGATTGAACTATGCCTACTTTTACTGCCCCTGAAGCAGCTGCATCGTTTCCCGTGTTTGAAAGCGTGGGACGTGGTGTGCTGCACGTTGCAACGGGTTCCATTACCCTTGCAGCAAACCCAACCGCTGCTGATATCCTTGAGTTCTGCTTTATTCCAGCAGGCGCAACGATTATTGGCGGCTATCTGCGTGGCGATGACATTGACACTGGAACGGAAGCTCTCGATATTGATATCGGCTGGGCTGCAAACGGTGTTGAGGCCGCTGACACTGATGGTCTTGGCAACTTTGGTGTAATTACCGGGGATGTCGTGATTGAACTGAAGCCGGAAGTGTCCATCTTCCTGCCGCTCAATGGAACGCTGAAAAGCGGGCCTAAAACCTTCACCAACAAAACCAAGATTACGGGCGTTGTAAACGCGCCTGCGAACGCTGGTGGCACTGGTGTGATCTGGCTCACTGTGTTCTACACGGTGTCCTGATGCCCACTTTCCTGTATCGGGGTGAATACCCCGCGCAGGGTTATGTTGATGTGTATGGCGTGGTGTTTCATCCTGAGACACCCGCCAACATCACAGACCCGTTTGCTGTGGCAAAGCTACGCGGCAATCGCTTTTTTAAGGAACTAACCAATGGCGACATTGACAAAAGCGGACATTCGCAACCGGACATTGCAGAGGATGCGGGTTCTGGGGCAGGGCCAGACGGCCAGCGCAGAAGAGGCCGCCCACGTCGATCAGCATATTGAATTGCTGCACAATGAGCTTGAAGCGCGTGATCTTGCGCGTATCGGCTCATTGACTTGGACTGTGGATAGCATCCCGGATTATCTTGCTGAAGCTTACACTATTATGGCTGCATTCCGGGCATCGCCATTGTTTGGCCGCCAGACAAGTTATGATGAATATACAATGGGCGAGCATATGCTGCGGCGTATCATTTCTATGCCGCAAGATGATGATCCAATTAAAGCGGTGTATTACTAATGGCAAACATTCCGCTTCCTTCAAATTACGGTAAAGGTGAATCGCTGCGCTTTGATGCGTCGCGGCTTGTGAATTTTGAAGCTGTTCCGGCTTCTGGACAGCTTGCCCGTGGTTCGTTCTATTTGGATACTACGCCGGGTCTGACTGCATTCAGCACGCTTGGCACAGGGCTTTATACCACCCGTGGATTGATGCAGATGGGCGGCGTGCTGTATGCCGTAAATGGCGAAACATTGTACCGCGTGGACAGCGCAGGGGTTGAAACGTCTCTCGGCACGGTGGCTGGGTCATTGCCTGTCACTATGGCCAAAATTGGCCAGCAATTAGTGATTTGTGCAGATGCGTTAAGCTATGTCTGGAACGCACAAACATCCACATTCAGCACCATCACAGACCCTGATTTTTATGTTGCCGATGCCGTGACGGGCCAGAATCAACGGGTGATTTTCAATAGGCGCGGTACTGGACAATTCTTTTGGTCTGACACACTGGCGGCAACATCTTATGACGGCCTGAATTTACAAACAGCAGAAGCGAACGACGATAACCTTGTTGCGCCTTTTGCCGCTTATGATGATTTATGGCTGTTCGGTACAGAGACAACCGAGATCGCACGTGAAGCGGTTGATGGCTATTATGACCGCATTTCTGGGGCTGTTCTTGATGTAGGGCTTGCCAGCAAACATGCGGTAACGCGCTTGGGCAATGCAGTTTATTGGTTGGGCCACGACGGTGTGGTGTATGGCGCGGCGGGGTATTCTCCACAGATTATCAGCACGTTTGCCATATCTGACCAGATTGCTAACCTGAGTAAAATCAGCGATGCTGTCATGTGGGGATATTCAACCCACGGCCACAAGCATTTAGTGCTGACGTTTATCGAGGGGCGGCGCACGTTTGTTTACGAGATCAACACCGGGTTATGGCATGAGCGGTCGAGCTATGGTGTAGAACAGTGGCGGGCACTAACCTATGCATTTTGCTATGACAAACAAATCGTTGGGGCGCTCAATGAAGGCAAGCTCTACACCATCAACCGCGACGCTTATGACGAAAACGGAACCGAGATCCGCCGCGTTGTGGACATGGGCTTTATTGCCGACGGCGTAAACAGCTTCACGATTGATAGGGTTGAGCTGGTGCTCGATACAGGGCTGGGCGGCACAGCCACAGGAACGGCCACAGACCCGATTGTATCCCTATCATGGAGCAATGACGGCGGGCGCACATTCAGCACACCGCTACAGGCCACGGCAGGGCTTTTGGGGAACTATCAGCAACGAGTGGTGTTCAGGCGGCTTGGGCAATTTCACATGGATGCCATGTTGCGGGTTGAAGTATCGAGCAAAACCCCCTGGCGCATTGTGGCGGCTGATGCTATTCTTGAAGGGCGCGGTGTATGATCCCCCGTGAATTGCATAACCTAACGCAAGACCGCAGCCTGATTGATCGCCTGTGGTATAAGTTCTTTGCGGATTTTTGGGCACGGTTTGATCGGCGTGAGCAACGGCCTGTTGTCGGGCAGATGTACATGCACAACAATGCTACCGCCACGGTAATTGCCAACACCACCACGTTTGTAAAGGTTGCAGGCACAACCGTTGCGGGCAGTTATAATAACCAGTACACTCACACCAATGGACGGCTGACAAATGCAGCAACGTATCGGCGTAGATTAAAGGTTTCAGTTACTGGTACGATGATTGCCCATCA